GTCCTGTTCTTAACTTTAATGGAGATGATTACGTTCCAAAATCTGCTGTGCCTGATATTATTGGTGCTGCTTCAAAACAAGGTGCAATGGCAGGTAAAGCACAAGTTATTGGTACGTTAAGAAATTCTAGAAGTCAACGTGCATCTCTTGGATTATGAGCCTTACAACTTTAGTTACTTTTGTAGAAGTTTTTAATGTAGATATAAATAACAACAAAAGTACAAAACATTTATTGCAAAATGCAAAAAGAGAACCTTCTGAGCAATCAAATTCTGCAAAAAATACAATACTATTTAATGGTAAAAATTATCATTATTTACCTTTTGTTTATCAAGGGACAACTATTAATAGATCAGGAGATAATATTGAATCTAATTTAATATTGGCTAATCACCCTTTAAGCATGGCAAAAGCACAGGAGGCTGTACTTAATAGATATTTTGTAGAAGTAAATGTATGTATTATGAAAAATGATGATATAGATACTTTAGAAAATGGAAGTAAATCAATATTAACTACTGATACATGGCTTGCTGCTTCTTTATCTTACGACCCGGAAGTTGTAGAAGTTTTGTTAAGTAGTGCTGTAGATGCTGTCGGTGTTAACGTACCAAATATTGTATTAACTACTGAAGCTGTTGGTAAACTACCTGTAACAAGTGATATTCAAAACAGATGAAGCCACATCAACTTATTGGTTTACCTTATAGGTTAGGTGCTGATCCCATAAAGCATCATGCGGTAGATTGTTTATCTTTGGCACGAACAGTTTTAAAACATTATGGAATAAATTCACCAGAGCCTACAAGAGATTGGTATAGAAGAGTAAGAAAAAAAGACTTTGATATATTTAAAGAAGAACTTGAAAAGTGGGGAAATGAGACAAAACAGTTTAATATAGGTACAGTTGCATTATGTAAATCTAATAATGGATTTGGTCTTGCTG